ACCTGTAAAAGATGAACTGTTTCTGACTGTAACTGCATCGTTGTGAGCCGCTCTTGTTGTTCCTCTAACTGCTCTTGTAATTCCTGTAAGTTCATTCCCATTTATACCTGTGTATGAAATTTCTTCTAAACCTATTTGAATAAAATTAGTTCCTGTTGAAGGTAATCCTGTTACACTGGTTAATCTAATTTGTGTAGCCGAACCATTGTTCCCACTTGTATTATCTCCTAATGCTCCATCCAAAACAAAAGTTAAAGCTCCATTAATAATTCCACCAAATTGAGATATACCCCAACCATAAGCTCCCAATTGTTCTGCGGGTCCTACGTGGTAGTATTGAAAAAATCTAACTCCTCCTGATCCTGTTCCTTGACCTGTTGCTGAACCTGTTTCAGCATTTTCCATAGTAATTGTAATAGAAGTTGATGTTGGTACAGAAGTTATCATGTATTTTTTGTTATTAAAATCTGCAGCGTCGTAATTAGAATTTGTAATAGTAGAAAAATCACTAAATAAAATAATGTCTCCTACAACAAAAGTGTGTGTTGTTGGAAAAGTTATTGTAACTGTTGGTGATCCGTTAATCGTGTTAAATGCATTTGTAATAACTGTCCCTGTTGGATTAACTAAAGGGTGAATATCATAAAAGATACCTCCTGTATAAGCATATAAAATTCTGTTAGTGCCAATAATTGAATAATTAATAGAAGCATTACTAACCATATGATGTTGTGCTCTTGCAGCACCCGTTAGTTTGCTTGCCCCTAATTGAGACCAACCTCCTATTTTTTCTGGAGTACCGTATCTAAAACGTACGTTCTCCCCATCTGTCCACCGATTTTCAGCTCCAGTAGATGTAATTTGTTTATTGAACCCTGGTACGAAACCTAATTTTTGTAACATATAACTCCATTATAATACTATTTTACAAACGATGGTAGACCCAACA